GGGGCCGCGCGCACGCTGCCGCCCACCGCTAGGTGAGCAGTCCGGCCCGCAGGCCGAACCCTTGAGTAGTCCACGCGCCGCTGAGGGTTGAGGTAGCGGTGGATCGCTGGTCGCGTGCGGCACGCTGCTCAGAAGGTGACGCGACTTCGCGTGTCCCGCCTGTGAAAAGGCAGCGTCTTGAGCCCTGGGATCGATTCTGAGGGGTTTACCGGTTCGGGGCGTGGTTCCGGCCGCGGGCGACGCGGGCGGGGTTCTGGCGTGCCGTGTGGGCCAGCAGCGCCAGCGAAATCAGGTAATCGTCGTGGCCGTCGGACTCGGGCACCGAAAAGGCGATGGTGTTGTTGGGCCTGGTCTCCTTCCGGGCGCGGGCGAGCTCGGCGGTGCAGGTGGCGTGCTCGGGGCTGGCGTCGGCGGCGTAGAGCTTCAGCGCGCCGGTGTTCACGGCGGTGATGAGGCCGAAGCCGAGGTCGCTCTTCGAGCCCTGGGTGAACTTGAAGCCCTCGACCTTGCAGTTGGGGACGGCGGCGCTGGTGAGCGAGGCGGTGGTCTCGCCGATGCCGGTGGCGTCGATGGTGAGCGAGCCGACGCGCCACCGTCGGAGGTGGTCGGCGACGGCGGGCAGGAGTACGGCGTGTCTCTCGCCCTGCCATGCGACGTGTTCGACGACGTCGACAGGGATGACGCCGGCGATCGCCTGCAGGTCGTCGGGCTGGTTGAGGCGGCCGATGGTGAGGACTGTGCGGTCGTTGGTGCGGGCGGATCCGGTGTCTTCGCCGGCGACGTCGAGGGCGGCGATGTAGCGTTCGGCGATGAGCGGTCCGCGCAGCCTTTCGTGTGTGCCCTGCAGCTGGCGCAGCTGCGCGGGCGACAGGAGTTTGCCTTCACCTTCGAGAGGGATGAGGCGGTACTCGGTCTGAAAGATGGGGTGGTCCTCGCCGAGGCGCGCGCGCTCGGCTTCGACGAACAGACGGTATGGGGCGTTGTACTTCGACACTTCGAGCCAGTCGAAGATGAAGTTACGGCGGATGCCGTCGGCCTGTTCGGCGCGTGCGTTCTCGGCGATGGCGCGCTGCAGCAGGTCGGCTTCGCCCCAGGCCGTGCCGTAGTAAACGGTGGTTGCGTTGGTGGTGCTGGCCATCGGGCGAAAACGCTTGTCGAAGATGTCGGGCTGTACGTCCTGCGCCTCGTCCACTTCGAGCAACAGCGACGCTGTCGCGCCGACAACGTTGGCGCTCGGCTCGGCGGATCGGAAGTCGATGGTCGCGCGGCCGACGTGGATTGTCGGCCACGTGGTGCGGCGGGCGATGCCGTCGGCGGCGAGGTAGTCGGCGAGGCGGGTGTACGACGTGCGCAGTTGGGGGTCCAGGGTGGGCGCTGTCTTGACGATCGCGCCGCCGCGGTCCTTGTAGGCGGCGAGGAGCAGCGCTTCGAGGCGGGCGCTCGTCTCGTTCTTGCCGCCCTGGCGGGAGATTTCGAGCACGAATGAGCGACCGGCGTTGGTGCGCACGCTCTGGATGATGGCGCGGAGCGGCTCGAGCTGGTACGGGCGGAGCGGTGGCGGGCGGCGGGCGTCGCTATGTGGGAACGAATGCATCACGAATCGAGTCTATTCGTTTCGTCGGCGGCGACGCACGCCACGAACGGCGCGCGGGCGTTCGTCTTCGTCGGTCGTCGGGCCCCGCGCGCCGAGCGGCGCCGCTGGTGGTTGACGAGGCCGGCGCCGCTTGCGTAGGTGACTGTTGATTGATGAGTGCGCGCGGGGCCCGGGTGTTTGTTGCGCAGCAACAACACCCTGTTTGTGAGTGTAGGGTCCCGACTGTTTGTTGGGGGTGGGGTGGCCTGGACGTGAGGCGGCTTGGTGGGTTGAGGTGTTGGCGACCGCGCTGCCGTTGAGCGCGCCGGAGCGGGCCACCCCACCCCCAACAAAACACTTACCGAGAACCCCCCCCCTGACAAACCGACCCCCGCGCGCACCTGGCCCGTACGGATCAGGCCGCTTGATGAGGCTGTGGCTTAGACGGCGGGGTCGGGGTTGAGCTTGGCCGGCGTCGGCGCTTGCGTCGGCTGCACGGCGGCGATGCGCTTGCTCTCGTCGAGCCAGCGCGCGAGTTCGTCCTCGGGGTCGGGTACGCCGAGTTCGCTGGCGGCGTGGTGGCGGGAGAAGAGGCCGACGTTGATTGCGGCGACGCTGTCGGCGATGTCGCGCGTGCGGTCGTTCGGGTTCACGTCGCCCCAGCTGGGCCGGAGCGTGTGCGCTGCGACGGCGGCGTCGAGGCCGGCGTACGTTTCGAGCAGCGCGAGAATCATGCCGTTGCGGAGGATGAGGGCGCGCGTGCGGATGAGGCGCTTCCTGTTGATTTTCTTGACGAGCGGGTCGAGGCTGACCTTCAACGCAACGCCCGACAGGCCTTGCGGGTTGTCGCCGAAGGCCGAGCGCGGCGACTCGGCGAGGTCGTGCAGCGTGGTGCGCACGAGCTCGGCGTATTGCAGCATTAGCGCCACGCCGCCGCCGTTGAGCAGGTCGAGGAGGTAGGCCTTGGCTCCTTCGGGCAGTTCCCACAGCGCGCCTGGCTGCACTGCGATGTCCACGCTCTCGGTGACGCCGGCGAGGACGGCGATGGGGTTGCCGCTGAGCTCGGCGATGGACGAAAGCTGCGTGAGCAGGCGGTTTAGCTCGCGGGCGCTGTCGATGATGGCGGGGAGGTCGGACTCGCCCCACTCTTTCTTCGGCTCGCTGATGTTCGGGTAGACCACGTACGGGATGAAGCCGTAGGGGTTCGGCACTGACTCGACGACGGCGCCGTCGAGCCACGTGGTGAACGTTTCGAGCGTCCAGTCTTCGATGAGCTCGGCGGTGCGGCGTGTGCTCTTGAAAGCATAGAGCTCGTCGGCGTCGGCGGCGGGTAGTGTGTAGCGCTGGGCGACGCGGTAGACGGTGTTGGCGTCGTCGGGCCTTCGCCAGACGTAGAGGCCGGTCACGTCGGGAGCGGTGACGCGGACGCGTCCTTCGACCGGATCCCACGTCACCTTGTACGCGGCGTCACCCAACACCGAGCAATCAATTTCGTTGTCGAAGTCGAGCACGTCTAGCGCGTTCTGCTCGGCGACCTGCGCGAGCGCGAGCTCGGCGGCGGCGGCGTCGGCGATGGCGCGCGGCGTCTTGTCGAGCGGCTCGGCGGTGAAGGTGAGGTCGTTCATCGTGTAGGACGCGGTTTTGACGATGAACGTGCGCGCGTAATTGAAGACGAGTTGGCGGGCGCCGCCCTGGCGCGTCCACTGCGAGCGCGTGGTCGGCCACTGCGCGCCGCGGTAGAACTGTAGGTGCTGTTCGTAGCGGCGGCGACGGTCGGAGTCGCGGGAGCGCAGCGCCTTCGGCGTGTCGTACATCGGCTACGCGGGTGTGGTTTCAGCCGGCGGGTCTATGAGGCGTTTGAGCGAGACGATCGGTTGGTAGTTGTTCTCGGTGTTGGGCTGTTGCATGAGGGCGACGATTTCGAAGAGGATGTAGCTTTCGTTCTTGACGGGCACGCCGGCGTCGTCGCACTTGATGAGTTTGTTTCCGGTGGCGAGTGTCATGGTGTTTGTCCTTTGGCTAGATCTTGCGGCCGCGCTGCTCCAGGCCGAAGGCGACCTTCTGTGCGGGCGACATGCCCGCCGTGTCGGGCACGCTGTCGCGGTTGTTCGCGCCTCCTGCAGGTACGACGGGTGCGGGTGCGCCGCCGGGCTTCTGCGCGGCGAGCGCGGCGGCGGCGATGTCGGCGGCGCGCCTGGCGCTGGCGGTCACCTCGTCGAACGTCGCGCCCGGCAGGTGGTCGGGCTGTAGGCCGTGGGTCTCGGCGGCGAGGGCGCGGAAGCGCTCGACGCCCGCGGAGAGCTCGGCGCGCGCGGCGTCGGCGTCGGCGCCCGCGCTCTGCGCGGCGGCGGCGGCGCTGTCGGCCGCGGCCGCCTTGTCGCGCAGCGTCGTCAGTTCGGTTTCGTCGATGGTCACGTCGGCCATGGTTCTCGTCCTTTCGTGCTGTGGGTGGGCGGCGCGCGCATGCCAACGCGCGCCGCCCCTTCGAGAAGGAGAACGCCGCGGTTACGGACGCACACCGTTGAGGCGCGCCAGCGTGACGGCGCTGCCCTGGCACAGCTGCACGTACATCTTGAGCCGGGTGCGCGTGGCGTCCTTGGTCTCTAGCGCGCCGATGTCCTCGACCATGATGGGCGTGCCGCCGCCGCCGCTGTTGTAGGCGGCGTACAGGCCGCCCTGGTCTTCGCCGAGCTTGCCGGCGTAGATGCACGAGCAGTCGGAGGACGTGCCGACGGTCTGGGCGTCGCTGATGTAATCGGACAGGATGATGGGGATGCCGTTGTACACGGAGAGCCAGCGGCCGAAGTCGGCGCGCGTCTCCATGCTCGCGCCGCTGGCGCGGAAAAGGTTGGACATCTTGCGCCGGGAGCGCTTCGACATGAGGAGGAAGTCGGGCATGCTGCCCTGGACCATGTCGATGAGCGTGTCGAGCTCGTCGAGGGAGAGAGTCGCGCCGTTCGCGCCGCCGCCGCAGATGCGTTTCTGCCCGGCGGCGAGGGCGGTGACGATGGTGTCGAGGCCTTCCATTTGGAGCGGCGTGCCCGAGCCGGTGCCGTTGATCAGGCCGTCGTCGAAGGCGCGCTGCAGGGCCTGCGCCTTGCCGAGGATGATCGTGGCCTGGATGTCCTGCACGTTGCTGCGCGACATGGCGATGTAGCGGTCAACGTCGGCGTCGCCGCCGAGGATGCAAAGCGCCTTTGAGATCTGGGTGAAGGTCGCGACGCTCTCGGTCCAGGTGTCGCCTACGTCGCGGTAGGCGACGGTCGGCGCGGCGTTCTCGCGGTTGTAGGTGACGGCGTTGCCCGAGAGTTCGGAGAACGGCAGCACGAGCGAGATGTCGCTCGACTTCAGCACGCTCTCGTAAACGCCCTGCAGGACGACGTCGTTGGAGAGTTTCGCGGCCTCGGCGAGGGTGAGTGCCATGGTGGTGGTCCTTTCGGCTGGCTGTTTTTCGTCGCCGCTAGTCTACACGGTTCCGTGTACGTCAGGCGCGCCTGAGCGTCGGCGCGATGGCGCGGATGGCCTCGGGGAGGCGCGGCACCCACTGGTCGCGCGTGGCGCCGCAACACTCGGTGGGGTCGCTGGCGCGGGCGGCGTCGTGGTGGCTGAGGATGGGGAGCATGCGGCCGGCGTACGACCAGGCGGCGATGCTGGCGAGGGCGGCGACGAGCTGGCTGCCGATCGGCGGCGGCGTCGATTGCCAGAGGCCGGCGGTGCAGTGGCCGATGCTCTCGTGGTTGCGGCCGGCGACGTTGGCGCGCTGCGTGTCGAACGAGCCGACCAGGTAGAGCCTGCCGGACGGGAAGCCGTAGGTGTGATAGCCGATGCCGCCCCAGCCGTTGGCGCGGTGCATGTCGTAGACGACCTGCAGGCGGCGCATCTCGGCGGGGAAATCGTCGCCTTCGAGCGGATCGTCGGCGTAATAGGCGGCGTCGTGGTGCTGGCTGAGGAAGCGCAGGAGTGCGGCGTCGCGGTAGCGGTAGGTGTCGGGGAAGTCGTCGCGCACGTCGATGAGCGCGACGCCGGCGTAACGGACGAGCGGGCGTCCGTGGTCCTCGGCGGTGGCGGCGTTCAGGTGGTTGGCGTAGAGGGCCTTCACGGGGGTAGTTGATCACATGGCGGGGCTGGTGCACAATCGGCGTCGCGGAGGTGGGACGCATGCCCTGGTTGCGCTGGTACGAGAACGTGCTCCTTTGCGTCGTGGTCGGCGTCGTCGTTGGCGAGCTCGTCCTCGCGCTGCTCGGCTAGACCCAGACGGCGATGACGGCGGCGTCGGCGGGGTTGGTGTCGTCGAGCATGGCGACGAGGACGCTGCGGCCGGCGGTCATCTCGGCGCTGGCGATGTCGCGGGCGACGGGGATTGACTTTAGCCAGGTGGTGAGTGAGCCGACGAGTTGCACGTCGGCGAGGTACGTGCCGCTGTACCAGACTTTCAGGATCCCGTGTCGCATGGTGGCGGGGGGCGTGCTGGTGTCGGGCATGGCTACATCGCTCCGAGGTAGAGGGTCTGTTCGAACACGGCGACGGGGCGGCGGGCGTATCGCCAGTCGATGCCGCTGACGCGGCGCTTGATGGCGCTGCCGCTGATGTAGCCGTCGGAGAACTCCACGGCGTCGTAAAGCTCCTGGCCGCAGTTGGGCGGCACGATGATGAGGCCGGCGTCGGCGTCGAGCGCGCGGCGCCGAAGGTGGGCGGTCGCGGTGGCGGTGGCGGTCGCGCCGGTGCTGCTGCTGGCGTCGCGCATGTAATCGCGCGGGGCTCCTGCGACGGCGGCGGTCGCGTAGTCGATCGCTTCGCCGAAGGCGGCGACGCCGAAGGCGTGCGTCTCGGCGGCGCGCGGCTGCTCGCTGCGCAGCTGCACGGTGCGGAGCGGGTGGGCGACGCCGAACGTGTACGTTGTGGCGTCGCTCGTCAGTGGTTCCAGCATCTTCATGCTGGCGATGGTGGCGGGGCGGATGCGGTCGGCGAGGAACGATAGCGCCTGCTGCGCCGCCTCGTAGCCGGACATCTGCGCGGGGATGGTGAATTTCGGCGTCACGGTGTCGGCGCGCGTCGAGACGCCGCCGCTTGTGAGCCACAGTCCGGCGCGCGACGTGATGCGGAGCAGGACGGAGTAATAGCTGTCGGTGGCGCTGTGGGTGATCTGCATGCGCTGGCGGTTGCGGCGGAGCAGTTCCCAGCCGCCTTCGACGTGGAGGCGGAGGACGGACTTGCCGCCGGTGCGGCGGTATTCGAGCGCGGCGATCCAGAGGTCGGCCATCTTCGACGTGAGGTAGCCCGACGTTGTGTAATAGCCCCACCGCACGTCGAGGCGGTTGCCGATGGTGATGGGCGACGGCGGGCCCGCGTACTGTCCGGCGGAGTTGTCGAGTTCGATATAGCCCGAGGTCGCGCGGTCGCGCTCGCGTATTTCGGCGGCGATGACGTCGGCGGTGAGGGTGGCGGTGACGGGCGATTGCGCCGCGCGGTAGACGCGGTCGGGTGCGGTCTCGTACATGTAATCGGCGTCGGCGGCGTTGGCGGCGAGCGCGAGGCCTTCGGCGCCGGTGTAGTTGACGGGGACGGGCGAAGTGTAGGTGTTGGCGAGCGCGGGCCATGGCGCGAGCGGGTGGAGGTTGGTTCGGTAGGTGCGCGTCGCGCCGCCGGTGAAGGCGTCGGCTTCGACGAAGGTGACGCGGAACGTGTCGATGTAGGCGGCGAAGGGGGCGTTGTAGCTGACGCTGCTGTCGCTCTCGGCCTGCTGCTGGGTGTAGAGGTTGCCCCAGGTGTTGAGGGCGACGGCGGCGCCGTCGCCGTAGGTGTTCGTCCAGAACGTGCGGCGCAGCGTCGTCACTTCGACGCCGGTGACGAAGAGGTTGTAATCGGTCGAGTAGCAGACGGCGACGCCGTTGAGGCTGTTGAACGTGGCGGCGCTGACGGCGGGCGCTCCCCATGTGCCGGCCGCGCGCTTGCAGATGGCGAGCGCGGCGGCGGTGACGTAGGCGACGGCGCAGTCGCCCCCCGCGGCTTTGTAGGCGACGGAGAGATCGACGACGGCGGCGCCGGCGGTGAAGGCCGCGGCCTCGGCGGTGAAGTTGACGCCGTAGTCGGTTGACTCGCGGAACTTTACGCCGGTTCCTGCGGCGTCGGTGTAGATCACGATGACGCGCGTGCCGATGGCTGCGCACGCGACAACGTTTCCTTTGCCCGTCCCGAAGGCGTTCCATGTTCCCCAGGGGCCGGCGGCGGGCGTGGTTACGCGCTGCTGGAAGAGGTTGCCTGCGCCGTCGGAGCGGACGCGGGTCAGGCTGCCGTCGGCGGGGACGCAGGCGTCGTGTTTGGCGATGGTCTGCGCGGTGGCGTCGAGCTGCACGAAATCGAGGCGGCGGAGCGCGGCGATGGTGTTGTCGGCGGTGACGGCGACGCGCGGCTCGTTGGTGGCGCTCTGCTGTGCTGTCGTCAGCGCGGCGGGGAGGGTGCGCACGTCAGTACTTCACGCGGCCCTGCTCGAAGACGGCGGGCGCGTCGGTGCTGTACATGCGGCGGCCGCGTACCGTGTTGTTGCGGCCGAGCCGCTTGAGTTCGGCGCGGAAAAAGGCGAGGCGCTCGTCGCCGAGCACCTTGTACCGGCCCCAGACGTCTTCGCCGCCGGTGTTGAGTTTATTGATGGCGTAGACCTCGCGGTCCAGCGCCGCGTGGCCGCACGCGCCCGCTGCCAGGAGGTCGTCGTACACGGCGGGGATGCTGCTGTTGCCGCTGTCGACCAGGTGCATGGTGAGCCAGTACACATAGACGTTCTGGACGCTGGCCGGCGGGCTGACGACGTCCATGGTGAGGATTTGCTCCCACACCTGAAAGCCGACGTACGTCGGCGGGAAATTGCCGACGGGCCACTCGACGCGCTCGATGGCGACGCGCTCGGAGAGGGTGACGATGCTGATTTCGCGGCTGCCTGCCGTCGTCGTCAGTGTGGTGCGGAGCTCGCGGCCGAGGTCGATGGAGAACTCGTTGACGGCGTGCGCGATGTGGCGGTCGAGCACGGCGTCGGTCCAGACGTAGGCGCTGCTGTCCTCGTCGTGCAGGGCCTTGCGGACGTTGGTGCGGTGTGCGGCGAGGTTAGCGGCCATGTTGGTTCCTTATCGCGTGGGTGGTTTGTCGAGGAGTTGGCGTAGCCACTCGTCGAGAGTCCAGGGCGCGCCGCGGGTGATGGATGCGTCGTGTGCGGTGGCGTACGACATATAGATGTCGGCGATTTTGGCGGCAGATGTGTTGTCGGGGGCCTGCGCGCCGAGGGCGGTGAGCGCCGTCTGGATGTCCTCTGTCGTGGGTCGCGTGGTGGTCATCGGTGTCCAGTCTACACGGGGACGGTTTCGTAGATTAGTGCGGTTGGTGTTGACAGGCTGGCGGTGTCGGAGCGCATGCGGAGGGCGACGCGTTCGCCGGCGCGAATGTCGGCGGCGCGCGCGAAGGCTGCGTGGTGGGCGGCTGTGAATGCGCCGTCGTAGACGAAAGAGGCTAGTTCGTGTGGTGTTTCGAGGCCGGCGGCGCCCGTGCCGATCTGGAGATGTGTGGTGCCGTTGCCGGCGGCGAGCATGGGGGAGACTGCGGCAATGGGCCTCAGGCGTGTCGCCGCAGCGGCGATGAACTCGTACCAAGCGCCGTAGGCGTCGGGTGCGCCGCCGGATGTCATTGTGATGGTGCTGGGGATGGCCGGGATGATGAGTTGTGTTGAGTTGGGTGAGCCGGTGGCGTACGTGTCGCCGTCGAATGGTTGCGCCCCCGCGAGTGGTGAGGCTTGTGCGTGGACGACGACGCCGATGGTTACGTCGCCGGCGGTGGCCGTCGTCTGTCTGATGCGGAAGCTGAGGCGCGTGCCGGCGGTGAGTTTGTAGGGCGGCAGGCGGTAGAAGAAGCCGGGTAGGGGCAGTGCGCCGGCCCCGCTGATGGCGACGCGATCGGCGTTTTCGTAGATGATGGTCTCGCTGCCGGCCGCGCCGACGCCGAGTTGGAGGAAGATGCGGTTGGATTTGAGGATGGTGGCCGCGGCGGAGAGTTGGATGAGGGTGAGGTCGGCTGCTTCGCCGGCGGTGATCTGGGTCCATGCCGACCAGTTGGGTGTTGCGGGGGCGGCGACGCTTGGGTTGGTGCCGGTCTGGGGGAGCGGGACACAGGGGTTTGAGCGGTAGGGCTGGTTCCAGGCGAGGATCGCGGATGGGCCGGCGATGATGGGCAGGCCGGCGCTGGCGTGGCTGCGGGGGCGTCGGCGGGCGCCGGGTGCGCGCGCGGGTTGCGCGGGGCGGGCGGCTCGTGTGCTCATGTGTTGGTTCCGTCGTTCGGCAATTTCCAGCTGTCGTAATCGGCGCGGAGTTTCGCTTCCCGCTTGGCGGCGCTGGCGTTCGCGGCGCCCGCGCCGATGCCGCCTCCGACGATGCCGGCTGTTAGCGTGGCCAGCGCCTGCTGGAGCGAGTCGGGTACGTTGGCGTTGAGTGCGCCGAGGAGGATGACGCCGACCAGGGCGATGGCGGCGAGGGCGGTGATGGCGTTGCGGTTCGTGAGGATCAGATCATCCTTTCCGGTAGCAGCTCGGCGAGCAGCTCCTGCAGCGCGCCGCCTAGGGCGCGCTCTTCGGTGGGGTTGAGGGCGTGGTTGATGGCGACCATGCGGGTGAGCGTGCCCATCATTCTGAGCAGGATGTCATGGTTGGTTGGCTCGATGGCGATGAGGCCGGCGAGGCGGGCGCGCGCGAGCTGAATCTCCTGCACGAGGCCTGAATTGTCGAGGTCCACGGCGCGGCGGATGGCGCTGCGCATCGCGCCCGTGACGGCGGCCTCATAATAGCCGTGCTTGTGCGCGTTCTTGTTGCCCGGCTGTGCTCCGCGCTGGCGCTTGGCGATGGCGTGCTCCGGTCTTTAACGCCGCGCGCTATCGACCTTCGCGACGGCTAGGGCAAATGTGCGTTGCGCGTTCGGCGCGGTGTTCTGTGTCTCTGTGCGGATGGCGTGGACGACTTCGGCGGCGCCGGTGGCGATGAGGGCGGCGGCGGCGCGGTAATCGCGCTGGCCGATGGCGTAGGTGAGGAGTTCGGCGGCGGTCGGTTGGCGGCGGCGGAAGGGGAACACCATCGCCGCTAGTGTCGGGGGCTGGCGGCGATGGTGTCAAGGTGCGCGATCAGAGTAGGCGTCGCTGGCGGGTGAGTGGCGGCGCGTTCGGCTTCTTTGGCTGGCGTCTCTTACGGTGGGCGCTGGGGTCGTCGCAGGTCGTCCAGTGCGGCTTGCCGTCGCTGACGTTGACCGGCATCAGTTTGCCGGCGAGCGTCGTGTTCCACACGAGCGCGGCGTGGCATGTCTTGCATGCCGATACGAGGCGCATTACTCGGCCTCGTTTTTGCGGAGCGCTGCGGCGATGCGCTCGGCGAGGATGCGCGCGCAGCGGCGGCAGAGGTTGAGGCCGCCGTTGACAATGAGGCCGTCGATGTTGACGGTTCCGGCGCGGCTGCAGGTGTCGGTGTCGCACGTGCGGCGGTCGAGGGTGGTGATGGTAATCACGCGGCGGCGCTCCTCTCTTCGGCGGCAAGTTCCTGCAGGCGGGCGGCTGCGCGGTGCGCGTAGCGGGCGAGCTCGTCGTCCTCGGTGGCCGGTGTTGCGAGCCAGCGGCGGAGGTTTTCGGCGCTGGTCCAGGCGACGCACGTGGTGAGGGCGTTGCCGATGAGCGAGATGACGAGCACGATGGCGAGCCAGGTGGCGAGTGCTTCCATGCGGGCGGTCTCCTTTCCCCCGGGGGTTCGGTTCCTGCAGGTTGGTCCGCTCCATCGCCGGTTGGTGGTGGCGGGCGGGCGCGCGTCGCGTGTAACGGCGCGTGTAACGGCGGCTGTAACGGCGGACAAGTAGAAGAAGAGGGAGAGGGAGAAAAGGTCACGGCGCGCCGCCTTTGTGGCCGCGGATGGCGTGCACGTTGGGCGGCGGCGCGCCGTCGGCGGCGCGTTCGGCCTTGCGCTTCGCGCGCCAGCGGCGGACGCGCGCGGCCGACTCGTCGGCGGTCTCGCGGTTGTACTCGGCCTGCCACTTCGACCAGTTGAGGATGGTGTAACCCCAATCGTCGATGGTCATCAATTCGGACGTCGTGAATTTGCGGAAGGCGTCGGCGACGGCGCGCTCGTCGGCCGGCGTCTTGCAGTGGAGGTCATTGCAGATTTCGCGCATCGACATCGGTTCGTCGTTGACCACGAACATGCCGGGCACGTCGCTTGCGAAGCCTGAGAGCAGGAGCGCGGACCACCAGATGCCGCGCTCGGCGAACGTGAGGCGGTAGATTTTCGGGTCGTGGACGGCGCTCGTCCAGGCCTTGATGTACCTGACGGGCTTGTCGCGCCTCATCGCGGCGCGCGCTTTCGTGCGAGGTCGCGGTGCGCGTCGACGCATGGTGTGCTGCAGAAGCGCGCGAGCGGGCCGGCGGTGCATGGGTCGTCGTGGCAGCGCGGGTGGCGCATGCTGGGGCCTTCGGGGATGAGCGTGTCGCCGCACCAGTGGCACTCGATGGCGCGGAGCCGGCTGCGTGGGTCGGCGTTGCGGCCGCGCATTGTGGTCATTGCAGCGCCCGCGCTATCGGCGAGAAGGCGTCATGTTTGGCGGCGAGGTCCTCGGCGACAAGGTGCAGGTAGATCAGCGTCGTCTCAAGTTTCGCGTGGCCCATGATGCGGCGGAGGGATTCGAGGTCGCCTCCCGCGCGGAGGTACATGGTCGCCATCGTGTGGCGGAGCGCGTGCGGGCCATAGGCGCGGCCGAGGGCGCTCATGGTGATGCGGCGGATGGCTGCCTGCAGGCCGTAGGCCGTGAGTGGTTCGCCGGCGCGGCCGGCGCTGTGGCGGTTGATGCTCTGCGCGAGCCATAGGGCGTCGCCCTGGCCGACGCCGGTGAGCAGTTGCGCGGCGGGCCGCGACAGCGGGACGATGCGCTCGCCGGTCTTCGACCGCCAGTTGCCGCGCGCGTCGGCGCTGCCGCGGAGTCGCACGGTGTACGTCGTGCGGCCGTCGGCGGTGGTGTTGTCGGTGATGTCGGAGCGGCGCACGCCTGCCGCTTCGTGGAGGCGCGCGCCGGTGTCGAGGAGGAAGGCGACGAGCGCGCGGTCGCGGCGGTTCTTGATGCGAAGCAGCTTCTTGATGTCGCCGGTGCTGAGGATGGCGGGGAGCGGCGTGTTGAAGCGCGGGCGGCGCACGCCGGCCGCTGCGTCGGGCACGTCGAGGCGCGCGCTGGCCCAGCGGTAGAACGCGCGGAGGTCGCGATAGTAGCCGTCGCGCGTCGTCGGTGCGACGCGCACGGCGGCTAGGAATTGCTCGATGGCGGCGGGCGAGGTCGGCAATTCGGTGGACCACGCGGAGAGGGCGCTGAACGTCGTTGCGTAGTGCTGCGCTGTCGTCGCCTTGACGGCGCGCGCTGCGATGAACGCGGCGCCTGCGTCGAGCGTGACGAGCGCGTGTACGCGCGAGTCGGCCGCCTCGCGCTCCAGCGCGAGGGCGGGCCATAGCGGGAGTTGGTGCGGGTGCACCGTTGGTTAGCCGGCGCTGACGCGCGGCTGCGGGTTCGTTGGTTGGGGGGTCGTGGCGGGGCTCCTCTCGGCTGCGCGGTCCGGTCTGATGTGCGGGCCGAGTTTACTACGCGCGCCGTGGGGTCTGTCAAGTGTCTACGCGTTCGCGCCGGTGATGAGGGCGGTGGGATCTGTCCACACTTCGCGCCGCACGTGCTGGCGGGCGGCGTTTGCACATCAGATCGAACGCGCTCCGGTGAGGAGCTCGTCCGGTTGAATCGCCGCGTCCTCCTGACGTGCGGCGCGAAGTGTGGAGCGGGGGACGGGACTCGAACCCGCAACTTCCAGCTTGGAAGGCTAGGCGTTGCGATTCGTATCTGGTCCCTTGTCTCCACCCTTCGGTGCGTGCGAGGATCGTAGCAGCTTTTCCCGCTGCGAGGGATGGCGATGTGCAAGCGCGAAGAGGTCCCCGCCACCGGCGGGGGCCTCTTCGCGCGTATGCGGTTGATTAGCTAATCGGCTACCGGCGAAATAGGTCTTCGATGCGGGCGCGGTCGGCCGCGCGGCGGGTCTTGTAGGCGACCACTTCCCACGCTACGAGCCACCAGGGCGACAGGGGGGAAGCGATGAAGTTGGCGCGGGCGATGGCGATGAGTTCGCGGATGTCCAGGTCGTACCACCAGTGCGGTGCGCGTAGGCCTTCGAAGATCATGCCGCCGATGGCGACGGCGTTGTCCGGCAGGCGCGGCGGCAGGTTCGCGCGGCGGTACCAGTCGTACTCGGCGTCCGTCTCGAAGGTGAGGCCGGGGTCTTGCATGTCGCTCATGGTTCCTCCTGCGGGGCGCTCCCGCGCCCCGCGATGTTCGCCCCGTGGCGGGTCTAGGCGGCGGCGTGGCTGCACGTGTTCGTGCACTTGTGAGACCACTGACAGCGCGCGCCGTCGTGGGTCTTCGGGCAGAAAAGGCCGGCGTAAAACTTGGACTGGCTGGCGGTGCCGCTGACCGGGCATACGGGCATGGCGTCCGCCTGTAGGTGCGGCGGCGGCGGTGCCGCCTGGATGGGGCGCGGCGCGGTGGCGACGGCCGTGCGCAGGCCGCTTGACTGCGCGCCGTGGACGCACGCGAGTTCCGGCGCGGCGGCGAGCGCGGGGAAGAGGGCGCGCGCGAGCAGCACGTTGTTGGCGAGCTCGGCCGCGGTCATGGCCCGGACGTGGAAGAGGGCGGGGCCGATGGTGATGTCAACTGCGAACGGGTCGTTCATGGCTGTTGCTTTCTGATGATGGCGCGCCGCGCGCGCGACAGGGCGGCGGCGCAGAGGTGGCAGGTGGGAAGGTCTGGTGAATTGCGATAGGCGGGCTCCGTGGCTGGTGGTGCACCGCACCAGGTCTGGACGGGGCGAGGGCCGCGCACGCGCCCCACGTAGCCGATGACGAGGTGACGCGTGCGCGGCTGAGTCACGATGCGAGGTCCCGGTCACGCTGGCGGTTGAGCGCGGCCATGGCACGGCGGCAGTTGCCGCAGAGAGGCGTTGTGTCCGTGTTCCAGGGCGCTGGGGGGGCGACGGGGCGGGATGGCCGGCCGCAGTAGGTGCGGTAGGTGTACCAATCTGCCATGTAGACGTAGTGGCGGCGGTGCTGCATGGTTGGTTCTCCTTCTGACTTGAGCGCCTACGGCGCATGACCCCTGCGGCCTACCGGCCGCACCGTGCCGCGCGTTTAACAGGGGGGTCCGGTGCCTGTAAAGGGCGCTACGCGTGGCGTGACCACCCGCCGGCTCTGCCGGCGTGGCGCTTTACAGGCACCGGACCGCGCCGCCGCTAGCGGCGAGCGGCTTGCCCCCCTGTAAAATGCCGGCCCGACGCGCGGCTGAAGGCCGCGTCCCTACGCGCGTTGCGGCTTGTCCGCAACGCGCCAGCGCCAGCCCGCCGACAGCGGCCGCGTTAAGCGGGGTTCTGGGGGGCCCTGGGGTGAACCGTGGCGGCGGGCTGGACGACCCCGCCCGTGGCGGACTATGCGGGCAGGGGCCCGCCATCAATGCGCATCGACTGGCCCGCCGCAGGCGTGAGCCCGCGCCGCAGCGCCTTCGATGTTGCGGTGGCAGGGTGCGCGCGGTTTGATGGGGGGTGGGCACGGTGCGGACGGGATCGACTGCGCCTGGTGGCAGGGGTCTTGGCCGCACGGTGCGGGGGTGGGGCCGCGCGCACGCTGCCGCCCACCGCTAGGTGAGCAGTCCGGCCCGCAGGCCGAACCCTTGAGTAGTCCACGCGCCGCTGAGGGTTGAGGTAGCGGTGGATCGCTGGTCGCGTGCGGCACGCTG